CCCCGACAGCACCCGTCGGCACCAACACCACGCAATTGGCGACGACGGCATTTGTCATCGGTCAGGGCTACGCGCCAATAGAAAGTCCAGTATTCACCGGATCTCCGCAGTTCCTGAGCATCAACAACGGTCCGCTCGCAGGTTTCAGGAACGCCATTATCAATGGCAACTTCGACGTGTGGCAGCAAGCCACCAGCCATTCGACGGCCGGCTATGGCAGTGCCGATCGGTGGAATAATGACAGGGTCGGGAGTGGCTGCACTATCAGCCGGCAAATCTTTCCGCTTGGACAGACCGAAGTACCCGGCAACCCCAAATACTTCTGCCGGGCCGTAGTCTCATCTTCCGCTGCTTCCGCAAACTACTCAGCGCTGCAACAGCGCATCGAAGGCGTCAACACCTTTGCTGGTCAGACAATCACGGTGCGATTTTGGGCCAAAGCTGATGCCGCGCGCCCGATCGCAATAGAGCTGGTTCAGAACTTTGGCACTGGCGGTTCGCCCAGCGCGAGCGTCGTTGCCCTTGCCGTGACGAAGGTGGCTCTAGGCACTGCCTGGCAAGATGTGCGGCTGACAGCAACGCTGCCATCTATCAGCGGGAAGACCCTGGGAACTAACAACGACGACTCGCTGGCGCTGTTGATTTGGTTTGATGCCGGCAGCGACTTCAACGCCCGCACCAACTCCCTGGGCCAGCAGTCCGGTACGTTTGACATCGCGCAGTTGCAGGTTGAGCTTGGACTTGTCGCTACTCCATTCGAGCGCCGACCAGTTGTAACAGAGCTAAGCCTGTGCAAGCGCTACGGCCAGTGGGTGCCGTTCAACATGAGGTATGCCACAGGCATGGCAGCGGCGGAGGCGGCGCTGACCTGGCCTGAGATGCGGAGAACACCCGTTGTTGGCAGCCTTGTTGCAGATCCGAACACGTCGCAGGAAAACTCTAACATTTCAGCAAGCTTTATCGGCAGGGCCACTCCATACGGTGGCTCGTGCACCATGAATCCCACGAACCCCAACCAGCTGTTCAGCATGACCGGCTACCGCTCTTGGCTAGACGCTGAACTCTGATGGCGGCCCGTAACAAAGCTGCCACCGCGACCGCGAGAAGCTGCGCGGTCAGAGCCCCTAGAATCAACCCGACAGGAGGACTCTCCACATGACCACCAATTTCCTCCACGGTGTGGAGGTCCTGAAGATCGACACCGGGGCTCGGCCAATTCAGACCGTGCGATCGAGCGTGATCGGTCTGATCGGCACCGCGCCGGATGCCGACGCAGAGGCCTTCCCCCTGGATACCCCGGTGCTCATCACCCGCCGCAGCGAGATGGCGGGCCTGGGCGAGTCCGGCACGCTGCAACCAGCGCTGGATCTGATCTACGACCAGGCCGGTGCCGCAGTGGTGGTGGTGCGGGTGGCGGAGGAGAGCACCGAAGCCGTGACGATCGATAGAGTCGTCGGCGGCATCAACGGGACCACTGGCGCCTACGAGGGCGTGCATGCGTTCCTGGCGGCCGAGAGCCAGGTGGGCTTCAGCCCCCGCATCCTGATCGCCCCTGGCTTCACCCACCAGCGCACCAGCAACGGCCTGCTGAGCATCGCCGTGCAGACCCAGGGTGGGGGCTACACCACGGCCCCGCCCGTCACGGTCTCCGGCGGCGGCGGCTCTGGCGCGGTGGTGCGCGCGGTGCTGGGCACCGGCGCAAATGCCGGCAAGGTGACGTCGTTCGTGATCGAAGACCCGGGCAAGGGCTTTGCCACCAACCCCACCATCACCATCGGGGCACCTCCGGCCGGTGGCGTGCAGGCGGTGGCCGGCACCGTCAACCGCGGCACCGTGCGCTCTGAGGTGTTGGCCGAGCTGCTGGGTATCGCCCAGCGCCTGCGGGCGGTGATCATCGCCGATGGCCCCAACACCACCGACGCCGCGGCCATTCAGCTCGGCGACGACTTCTCCTCCGATCGCATCTTCGTGGTCGATCCCTGGGTGCTGCGCAACGGCGCTGCGGTTCCCGCATCGTCCGCTGTCGCCGGCCTGATCAACAAGTCCGACAACGAAAGGGGTTTCTGGTGGAGCCCCTCCAACAACGAGATCAACGGCATCGAGGGCACCGCCCGCGCCATCGACTTCTCGCTGGGCGATTACAGCTCTCGGGCCAACCTGCTGAACGAGCAGAAGGTTGCCACCATCATCCGCGAGCAGGGGTTCCGCCTGTGGGGCAACCGCACCCTGGCGATGGATCCGAAGTACGCGTTCCTGTCGGTGCGCAGGACCGCCGACATGGTGAACGAGAGCATCCTCCGCGGGCACCTGTGGGCTGTCGATCGGTGCATCACCGCCACCTACCTGGAGGAGGTGCAGGAATCGGTCCGGGAGTATCTGCGCAGCCTCAAGGCCCGCCAGGCCATCCTCGGCGGCGACGTCTGGGTGGATCCCGAGCTGAACACCCCCACCGCTATCGCCGCTGGCCAGGTGTTCTTCGACTTCGAGTTCACCCCGGTCACTCCGGCCGAGCGGGTGACGTTCCGCAGCCACCTGGTCAACTCCTACGTGGTCGACCTGTTCCGCTGATCCCCACACCCCGCCCCATCGAGGACTGACCCATGGCCCAGATTCCCCGGACCCTCAAGAACTTCTCCCTCTTCGTCGATGGCCGCGGCCTCGCTGGCCTCATCGAGACCCTCACCCTCCCCACCATCACCCTGCAGATGGAGGAGCTCCGTGCCGGTGGCATGGATGCGCCGATCGAGCACGACATGGGAATGGAGAAGCTGGAGGGCAGCTTCCAGCTGCAGGAGTACCAGCCCGACATCATGGCCCTGCTGGGTCAGGCCAACGTGCAGCTCACCGCCCGCGGCGCCCTTCGACGCGATGGCGAGGATGCGGTGGCGGTCGTGGTCAACATGACCGGGATGATCAAGCAGAAGGAGCCCGGTGACTGGAAGGCTGGCGACATGAACAAGCCCACGTTCCAGTACACGCTGCGCTACTACAAGCTCACCGTCGATGGTCGGGAGATCTATGAGATCGACAAGGTGAACATGGTCCGTCGTGTGAATGGCGTGGACCAGCTTGCTACGATCCGCAAGGCCATTGGAGACTGAACAGATGAGCACGAAGAAGCTGCCCGAGCCCACCGTCAAAGTGATGCTCGCCCACCCCGAAAAAGTCGGTGGCGTGGAGGTCGATCATCTGGTGATGCGCCGGCCCAAGGTGCGCGACAACATCGCCGCCAGCAAGGCCTACAAGGACGCAACCGAACAAGCCGCAGCCGTCATTGCCTCGCTCTGTGAAATCCCCCTGGACGAAGTCACAGCCTTCGACATGGCCAACTGGACCATACTGGAGGCCCAGTACGTGGCTTTCACGAAGGCCAGTTCGTAGCCGTGGAGAGCCTCCGCCGGGCGGTGATCCTCCTGGCGAAGGCCACCGGCTGGGGCCTGGCCGAGATCATGGACATGGACTTGGAGGACTTCTGGGCCTGGCTGAAGGAAGCCCAAACCATCGGCACTGAAATCGCGGAGGCGATGAAACCATGATCGGCGGAGGCGCCCAGAAGATCACCGTCGAGATTGGCGGCAAGATCGCGGCGAGCCTGGGCGCCAGCATCCGTTCGGCCCAGATGCAGGTGTCGTCGTTCGGGCGGAACGTGACCCGCACGATGAACGACGCGGCCGTGTCGGGCCGCAAGGGTTTCAAGGGGATGCTCGACAGCGCGATGTGGCAGCAGGCCACCATCGGCGCGACGGCGTTCGCCGGGGCCATCGGCCTGTCGGTGAAGTCGGCGATCGAGTTCGACAAGTCGATGGCCGATGTGCGGAAGGCGATCGACTTCAAGGATGGCGAGCAGGGCCTGAAGCGGTTCGGAAACCAGCTGCTCAAGCTCTCGACCGAGCTGCCGTACACCGCCTCCCAGCTCAGCCAGATCGCGGCGTCCGCTGGCTTCGCGGGCTACGCCGAGAACGAGATCATCCCGTTCACCAAGGCCGCGGCCCGGATGGGGGTTGCGTTCCAGATGAGCGCCGACCAGGCGGGCGACGCCATGGTGGCGCTGCGGGCCTCGATGGGGCTGACCCAGCCGCAGGTCGAGAGCCTGGGCGACGCCATTAACTTCCTGTCGGACAAGTTCCAGGGGACGGTGAGCGCCGCCGACCTGACGGAGGTGACGCGGCGCATCGGCGCGATCGGCAAGGCCGCCGGCCTCACCTCCGAGCAGGTGGCGGGGATGGGCGCCGCCTTCCTGGCCAGCGGCACCCCGGCAGAGGTGGCATCCACGGGCCTCAAGAACTTCCTCAACGCCCTTACCAAGGGCAACCAGGTCACCAGCAACCAGTCCTTCGCGCTCAGCACCCTCTTCAGCGGCGAGGGGATGGCCGAGACGCTGAAGCGCGGGAAGGGCGCGGCGAAGAAGGAGGCGAAGAAGGTCGCCATCGGCATCGCCGAAGAGCTGGCGAAGGGGATGCAGACCGCGCCAGAGGCGACGATCAAGAGCGTGCTCGATCGGATGGCCAAGCTGCCGAAGGAGCAGCAGGTCAGCATCGCCGGGGCCCTGTTCGGGGAGGAGAGCAAGAGCGCGATCATGCCGCTGCTCACCAACCTCAAGCTGGTGGAGCAGGGCTTCGACCTGGTGCGCGACAAGGCCGCCTTCGCCGGCTCGATGCAGAAGGAGTTCGCCAACCAGCAGGGCACCGCGGCGGCTCAGATGCAGATCTTCCGCAACGGCATCAACGCCCTGGGGATCAGCATCGGCACGGCGATCCTGCCCAGCCTGAACGCGATCATGAAGGGCATCGGGCCCATCCTGGTGGGCTTCGCCGAGTGGGCGCAGAACAACCAGTGGCTGGTCACCGGCATCGTGCTGATCGGCGGCGCGCTGGCGGGCTTGGTGATCGCGTTGCCGGTGATCGCCGGGGTGGTGTCCGCCATCGGCACCATCGGCGCAGCGATCGCTGCAGCCAGCCCGATCATCGCCGGGATCGGCACCGTGATCGCAGTCCTGGCCACCGGGCCAGTTGCGATTGCGGCGGCGGCCATCGCCGGCATCGGCGCCCTGGCGTTCGTGGTCGTCAAGAACTGGTCTCCGATCGCCGGGTTCTTCTCTCGGCTCTGGCAGCAGGTGGTGAGCATCGCCACCACCGTCGGGCCACGGATCCTGTCGGTGCTGTTCCCAGTCCCCGCGATGATCATTCGCCTCTTCAACGGGGCCGGCATCGGCCAGCGGATCATCACCTCCATCGTCCATGGCCTCAAGGCCCGGGCCAGCGCCCTCTTCGGCTGGATCAGCGGCGCCATCGGCCGCATCGGATCCATGTTCGGCGGCAGCCCGGCAGCTCCAGCAGGGGCGCCAGCCACGCCGGTGGCGCCCAGGAACACCATCGTGCCCGGACCAGCCTCCATCCCTGGCCGGGCCATGGGGGGGCGCGTCCAGGCAGCTCCAGCAGGGGCGCCAGCCACGCCGGTGGCGCCCAGGAACACCATCGTGCCCGGACCAGCCTCCATCCCTGGCCGGGCCATGGGGGGGCGCGTCCAGGCTGGCTTCCCCTACATCGTGGGCGAGCGCCGCCGTGAGCTGTTCGTGCCCGGCTTCGATGGGGCCGTCATCCCGAGCATCGCCCGGCCCCTTTCCGCCGCTGCCCTGACCGCCCTGCTGGCACCACCCGCGCCCGCGGCTCCCGCCAACGGCATCGTGCCCGGCCTCCGCGCTGCGGCCCCCGCCAACGGCCTGGATGGCGCCGTCGTGCCCCGCATCGCCCGGCCCCTCTCGGCCGCGGCCATGGCCGCCCTGCTGGCGGCACCCGGGCCTGCAGCAGCCGCCTCCCGCGCCCCGGTGGTGCTCACCGCCAACGTGACCATCAACGCCCCCGGCGGTGACCCGCAGGCCATCCGCCGTGAGGTCGAGGCCGCCCTGGCCGACATGGTGCGCCGCATCGAGGCCGAGCACCGCACCCTCCTGAGCGACTGACGACCATGGCCAGCCCTCTGTTCCAGCTTGGGGACTTCCAGTTCGATCTCCCCAATGGTGCCCCCCAGTCCCTGGACCGCACCGCCGACTACCGCTGGGAATCGCAGGACCGCCTGCTGCGGGACCCCGCCGTGCAATTCCTCGGCCCCGGTGCGCAGGAGATCACCCTCGATGGGATCCTCCTCCCTGGCCTCTCCGGCCGGCAGACCACCATCGAGACGCTGCGCACCCTGGCGGCCCAGGGCCAGGCGCAGATGCTCACCGACGGCAACGGCCGGGTGTTCGGCCGTTGGGTGATCCGCTCCCTGCGCGAGGGCCTGTCGGTGTTTGCCCCCGGCGGCGGCGCCCGCCAGATCACCTTCAGCATCACCCTCGTCCGCTATGTCGAGGACAACCCAGGCGAGGCCGCCAGCCCGCTGGCCCTGGCGAACAGCTCCGCCCCCTCGTCCGCCCTCGCGCAGCTGGTGGCCGGGGTGGGCCAGTTCACCGCCCCCGGCGGCGCCTTCGATGCCATCGGCCTGAACGGCCTGGCCTCCATCGCCGCCCTGCCGGTCTCCCCCCAGGCCGCCGGGCTGGGCTTCGGGCAGGTGGCCACCATCGCCAGGGCGATCACCAACCGCGACTACGTGGGTGCCGCTCTGGGCGCGTTCGGCCTCGCCAACATCAACATCGACCAGAGCAGCACGTGGGCGCAGGTGGGGATCAACGCGGCGCAGCTGGTGCAGCAGGCAGCCCAGGGTCGCGGCGCCCCGTCGATCGCAGTGGCGCTCAATGCCCTGCGGCCAGCCACCGCCGGGATGCTCCAGGCGATCGGCGGATCACCCGCGGCTGGTGATGCCCTGGCCGACATGGTGCGGGACGCCGCCACCATCGCCACCATGCTGGATGTCGATCCGTCCATCACCAACACCGTACGGGAGGCCCTCCAGCCGTGAGCCAGCTCTACACCACACGCCAGTTCGATGAGGTCGACTACATCTGCTGGCGCTACTACGGCCGCACCCAGCAGACAGTGGAGCTGGTTCTGTCCGCCAATCCAGGCCTGGCGGACATGGCGCCGGTCCTGCCGGAGGGCATGCTTATCAGCCTGCCGGATGCGCCGGAGCCGAGCACATCTGAAACGGTGAGGATCTGGGATCCATGAGCACCCCCGCGTTCCGCATCGTCGCCGATGGCGCCGACATTACCGACCGGATCCGCGATCGGTTGATCAGCCTGCGGATCACGGACCAGGCCGGGCAGCAGAGCGACAGCCTGGAGTTGACGGTCGACGACCGCGACAAGCGGATGGAGGTCCCCCGCTATGGCGCCTGGCTGCGGGTCTGGCTGGGCTACAGCGCAGGGGGGCAGAAGCCGGCCTACATGGGCGCCTACGCCGTCGATGACGTGGACCTGAACATGGGGCCACGGTCCATGGTGATCCGCGCGACGGCGGCGCAGACTGCCCCGGAGCTGGTGAAGGAGAGCCGCACCCAGAGCTGGGACCGCAAGACCTTGGGGCAGATCGTGCAGGAGATCGGGAAGCGCAACGGCCTGCAGGTGGTGGTGAAGGGCAGCCTGGCGAGCGTGCAGATCCAGCACGAAGACCAGACGAATGAGACGGACCAGGGGTTTCTCACCAGGCTGGCCGAACGATACGGGGCGACCATCAAGCCGGCGGACGGGAAGCTGGTGGTGGTGCCCCGGGGGCAGGGTGGCGTGGCCGGCAGCGCGACGATCCGTCTGGAGGAGGTGAGCAACTGGCGGGCGACGCTCAAGGGCCGGGGGGCCTATGGCGCGGTGAAGGCCCGGTGGATCGATCGGGCGACGAACAAGGAGCAGGTGGTGACGGCGGGGGAGAGCAGCGGGGCCCTGCCGGTGTTCGAGGAGAAGCAGCTGCACAAGACCCAGGCGGAGGCGGAGAAGGCCGCGGCGGCCCGGCTGCAGTCGCTGCGATCGGGGGAGGTGCGGGTGAACCTGCAGATGCAGGGCCGGCCGGATGTGAACGCTGAGGGGAGTATCACGCTGGTGGGGTTTCGGTCGGAGGTGGATGGCACATGGCAGGCGAAGAGCATCACCCATGAGCTTGCCGGCGGGGGCTACACCACCTCAGTGGACTGCGGCACGGAGGGCAGCGACAACGACGAATGGACGGCAGGCCAGGCCGGGGGCGGCATCGGCATGAACGGGGTGCGGGCGGGGGCGAACAACGGCCGACCGGCGAGCGAGAAGGCTCGACTGGTGGCGCAGGCGGCCGAGCGCGCGCGCGGGATGAACACCAGGGGTGGGCCGGATGGCGGGAACAACGCCTGCGTCTATGCGGTGAACAAGGTCTTGCGTTCCGCCGGCATCACGCCACCCTGGGGCACCAGCAACTACGTGCCGACTGCCCGGGCGGCCCTGGCAAGCGGGGCCGGCATCCAGCTGGCGGGGCCGGAGGCTGGGGCGATCGTGATCCTGCGGGACAACGGCAGCCCGCCCTACCCGCACATCGGGATTGTCGGCACCGATGGCCGGACGATCATCAGCAACAGCTCCAGCCGGGGAAGCTTCTCCTGGGCTGCGGGTGAGAGCTCCTACTCGGGGTATTACGGGCGCAGCCCCGAATACTGGAGGCTCCGATGACAGCGGCTAGACTGGCACCTGCAGCAAGGCTTCACGTGGCGGGGGACGGCAGCAGCGGCGGCCAGGATGGATTGGCCAAGCGCTTTGGCGATGTCAGCACCCAGCTCATAGCCGCCGGCACCATTGCGCTGATCGCCACATCGATCCGCGTCTGGGCTGGCATGGACGTGATACAGACGCAGATCACCGCGTTGGTGAAATCGGACGCCGACCAAGACCAAAGAATTGAGCAGATTCGCACAGAGATCAACAACTTACGGGTGCAGGTCGGTGTGCTTCGTGCTATCACCGATGCGAAGTGACCAACTGGCGGCCACCGCCTGACAGAATCCCACCAACCACAGGAGGACATCGTGATCAACCTCACCCCCACCCATCTGGAGCTCATCGGCTTCGGCCTGTTCATCGCCTCCGAGCTGGTAGGCATGAGCTCGCTGCGGAGCAACAGCCTTCTGCAGCTGGCGCTGCGTTCCCTGCGCCAGGCGTTCCCCTACCGCAGCGGCCGCAACTGATGGACCGCGCTGTTCTCGTCCGCCAGCTGCGCCTCCACGAGGGGCAGCGGCTGAGACCCTACCGCTGCACCGCCGGGAAGATCACCATCGGTGTGGGCCGAAACCTGGAGGATCGCGGGATCACCGCCGAAGAGTCGGCCTATCTGCTGCTGAACGACGTGCGGGCGGTGGAGCAGGACCTGGCCAAGGCGCTGCCGTGGTTCACCCAGCTGGACGACGTGCGCCAGCGGGTGTTGCTCGACATGGCGTTCAACCTGGGCACCCAGGGCCTGCTGGAGTTCCGGCGGACCCTGGATGCGGTGCGCAACGGCCGGTACCAGCAGGCTGCGGCGATGATGCTGGAGTCGCGGTGGGCCGGGCAGGTGGGCCAGCGTGCGCAACGGCTGAGCCAGATGATGGCGACCGGGAGGGATCCGGCGGAGCTGCGGCGGGCGTAGGCCCGTGGCCTCATGGCCCGGTGACCGTGTAGCCATGGCGCTTCAGTAGGGCGATAGCCGCGGCGATCTCATCCACAGGAAGCGCCGGCCGGGCGGCCGGTGTGGCCAGCTCAGTGGCGAGGCCCCGGTAGAGCCGCGCGTCGGCCTCGGCCAGATCGCGGAGCGAAGCGCGGAGAGTGTTGGCGATGACGCCCATGGGTGGTGGTGCGTGGCTCCGACATCATGCGCACCAGCGAGCCATCCGTGCGTTCGACCGCAACAATCCGTCACACCCCCAGGTCGTCGCTCACCCGCTCCACCGCAGCCCGCGCCGCATCGTCCACCAGGTGGGCGTATCTGGAGGTGGTCTGGGTCGAGCGGTGGCCCAGCAGCTGGCCCACCGTCCCCAGGGTCTGGCCGCCGCTGAGGCTGTAGGACGCGAAGGTGTGGCGCAGAT